ATGACGTCTATGAAGGCGGCAATTCTAACGTCGTCAAGGAAGCCGACAAGCGTAAGCACGGCGGCAAAATCCACAAGGCCAAGAAGCACGTCGGTCATCATGAAGGCCATAAGGCTGAACATCGTATGGATCGCGCACCCCGCAAGTCGGGTGGCCGCGCTTCAGGTTCGAACATGAACCCACTGTCGTCTGCTCACCACGGCATGGAACCTAAGGGTTACCATTCGTATGAGCCAGAAGAGCACGGCAAGTAAAAAGCTGGGGGGCTTCGGCCCCCCTACTTCTTTCCATTGGAAGTTTATGATGACCGCAGCATGGACACGTTCTGAAGGTAAATCACCCTCCGGCGGCCTCAATGAGCGAGGCAGGGCATCGGCCCGTGCAGAAGGTCATCACCTAAAAGCCCCGACTAAAGACGCAGATAATCCGCGTCACGAGAATTTTTGCAGCCGCATGACCGGCGTAAAGCGCAAAATGACCGGCGCAGCTGCTGCCGCAGATCCTGATAGCAGGATCAACAAATCACTTCGCAAGTGGGGTTGCTGATGTCTGACAAACCATTCTGGGACAAGCAGCTTCCTAAGGGGCACCACACAAAGCATTTGTCGCATAAGCAAGAGCAAGGTGCTAAGGCTAGTGCTAGGGCTGCAGGTCGGCCATATCCCAACTTAATCGATAACGCCGCTGCGGCACGTAAAAAAGGCAAATAATCATGACCACCTTTACATCAACGGGCGCTGTTAACCAGTCCATCACTCGCGTTGGCGCGTATGAGCCGTTTGAGCTTCAAGTTTCTCGCGGTCAGATCAGCCTTCACTCGACCGTCAGCATTTTTGGCTATCAGGCCGCAATCCCTACATCTGGTTTTATCCCAGTTTGGGAAAATGCAACGACCTACACGTATCCTGCATCTGCGATTACAATGACGCTTCTCAGCTCATCGGCATCGGATGCGGGTGTTTCGGTATTAATCAACGGTCTTGATGCTAACTACAACCAAATTTCTGAGACGATTGCCTTCACGGCTGGTAACTATACGGGCGTGAACACGACCAATAGTTATTTCCGCATCAATAGCATGGCGGTCACGGCAGTTCCCTCGGCTGGTTCATCCAATGTCGGAACAATTAAACTCCAAGATACTGGCAAAACCATCACTTATGCTCAGATCAACATTGGCATTGGCCGTACACAGTCTGCCATTTATACGGTTCCAGCGGGTAACACGTTCTATTTGAAGCGTTCCCAAGGCTGGACGAACATGGTCTACACCTCTGGATCGTATGGCACTTACCGCACTTGGACGGTCAATTCGGCTGGCGTAAATGCCTTGGTCACTCAGCGTCCATTCGTTGCTAACTTTGTCAGTGAGCGTTGGTATCCAAACGCCTACGTCCAGAAGACGGATATTCAGTGGCAGATGTCAGCAACGGGTACGGCTTACGCTGCTGGCTTTGCTGCTGAAGGTATCTTGGTTGCGAATGACGGAACTCTCTAATGGCCACGAGCGGCACCTACGCCTTTAATCCGTCGCTCGGCGAGATTGTACTTTATGCGTACAACCTCTGCGAAGTGCGCAACACGGCAATTGCCCAAGAGCACATGGAAGCCGCACGGATGTCCACAAACCTATTGTTGGCCAACTGGGCCAATCGTGGCGTAAACCTATGGGCCGTCGATCTCGTGACGGTGAACTTCAACCAGACCCCAGCAATCTTGACAGCTGTAGGTAATGGAACGTCAGCAACGCTAACCTACGCAACTCCCAGTACCCCTGTATACACAATAGGTACACAGATCACCGTAGCTGGCACGAGCGGCGTGAATGGTTTGCAGACTGTCACGGCAAGTTCCAACGGTTCGGTGTCATTTGCATCTTCTTATGTTGGAACATCCACCGGCGGCACGATCTCAACATCGACGCCAGCGGCCACATACTCAATTGACCCAAACACCGTCGTGATGCTCGATGCCTACGTGGAAAACACCACGAATGGGTCGCAGCCCATCGACCGCATCATCCTGCCGGTCTCGCGCACCGAGTACTCGTCCTATCCCAACAAGCAGCAGGTGGGCTTCCCCACCGTGTTCTGGATGGACCGCCTCATTGCGCCGCAGGTGACACTGTGGCCGGTGCCGGATGGCACGTCATCGCAGACACTGAAATATTACCGCGTCCGCCAAATCCAAGACGCGGCCTATACCGGTGGTCAGACGGTCGAAATCCCGTACCTCTGGCTGGAAGCATTTGCCTACAATCTGGCTCTGCGCCTCGCCATCATCTGGAATGCCGCAAAGGTGCAATTGCTGAAGCCGCTGGCTGATGAGGCCTATTCCGTTGCTGCCGAGCAGAACGTGGAAACGGCGCAGCAGTACATCTCGCCGCAAATCCAAGGATACTTCAGGTGAGGGCGACAGGCCGTGCATCCGTATCAAGTAGAAATCCTCGCGCTTTCGGCCTATGTGACCGTTGCGGGTTTTTATACAATCACGACCGGTTGCAATGGCAGTTTGACTATGCTGGCGCTGGCCTTATCAACAAGCGCATTCTGGTGTGCAGTCCGTGTCTGGACACTCCTCAGGCCCAATTAAGGTCGATTATTCTTCCTGCCGACCCGGTGCCAATCGAGAACCCACGCGTTCAAGATTACGCAGCGGCGGAAACAAGTTATGTTACAACAAATTCTGCGCCAGTTTATGACCCAATTACTGGCATACCTATTCCGCCAACAACTCATCTTTTGGCGCAAGATGGTGAAAATTTAACAAATCAACCAATTGGTGCTCCGCAAGGCCTAGACCAGAATGCTGTTCAACCATTATTTGGCTCGAAAGCATATCGGGTTAATTTAAATCCATTGTCTATTGTCTCCAATGGTACAACTGTTGTTACTGTTTCTTGTTCATCTGCACATGGCCTTTCAACTAATGACCAAATTTCAGTTGAAGGTTTGAAAAATAATCTTGCAGATGGTTTTTATAGCATCACCGTAACCACGGGTACGGCATTCACTTATCGGACAAACAATGTTATACCTTCTGGTAACTTAATCCAAGGCACCACCTTGATGGTAACCGCCTTAGTTGGGTTGCCTTATGGGTATACTCAGATACCGCAGACTGGGATTTAACTATGTCAGACACTACCACGACACTTCTTCCCTCTGCGACATCGCTAAATGGCACTGAGCAGGTAGCTATTGTCCAGTCTGGCGCGTCCGTTCGTACAACAACTGCCGCTATCTCTGGTTTAACGCCCGGCCCAACCGGCCCAGCAGGTCAAACGGGCAGTATTGGCCCAACTGGATCAACAGGCCCTACGGGGCAGCGTGGTCCTACGGGTTCGACAGGAACTCAGGGGCCTACAGGTAATTTGGGGCCGACAGGACCTACGGGGCCTACAGGTTCTACAGGATCAACAGGCACTCAGGGCGCAGTCGGTCCCACGGGTACTGCAGGAACAAACGGATCTGCGGGTCCTACGGGCCCACAAGGGCCACAAGGTAATACAGGTCTTACGGGAAGTAATGGGCCAGTGGGTGCAACGGGGCCAACAGGACCTACGGGCGCTGCTTCTACGGTTGCAGGTCCTACGGGCCCTTCAGGTACAGGTCCAACAGGGCCAACAGGTGCTGCATCATCGGTGGCGGGGCCGACTGGCCCGAACGGCCCGACTGGTCCGCAAGGAAATACAGGCAATACTGGTTCAACAGGTGCTACCGGGCCAACTGGGTCTTTGGGGCCAACTGGAGCACAAGGCCCACAAGGCCCACAGGGGTCCCAAGGCCCAACTGGCTCAACAGGCCCAACAGGTCCAACAGGTTCACAAGGTATACAAGGCAACACAGGAACAACAGGTTTAACTGGTCCTACAGGACCAACTGGCGGGGCCTCGACTGTCGCAGGGCCAACGGGACCAACAGGAACTATTGGACCAACCGGACCAGCTAGTGGCCCAACCGGCCCAACCGGCCCGACTGGGGCGGATTCTACTATTGCTGGTCCTACTGGTTCTACTGGCCCGACTGGCCCGACTGGAACAACTGGTTCTACGGGTCCAACCGGCCCAACTGGTTTGCAGGGTGTGCAAGGTTTGACTGGCCAGACAGGTCCAACAGGACCAACTGGTGCGGCATCCACGGTTGCGGGTCCAACAGGCCCAACTGGTTCTACAGGTTCTACAGGACCGACAGGCCCAACTGGAACAACTGGTTCTACAGGTCCAACAGGCCCAACTGGTTCTACAGGTTCTACAGGACCGACAGGCCCAACTGGAACAACTGGTTCTACAGGTCCAACAGGCCCAACAGGCCCCGGCGGGATTAACTCAGGTACGGCGGGTCAAGTTGCTTATTACGCCTCAACCGGAACAACGCTTTCTGGGACAACGGCACTTAATCAAATAACTTGGAGCAATAATGCAGTCACCGTAACTTCTAATGCTGGTACTGTTCCAATTACGTATAAACTGAACACGTTTACCAACTCCTCCGCCGCTACAATGGCTATCACTATGGCGACAACAAGTGCGGTTGATGGTCAAATGTCTATTGTGCGTATTTATGATTTCAGTGCTGTTGCTCAAACAATTGGTTGGACTAACACAGAAAATAGCACGGTTACGGTTCCAACGACCTCAAACGGTTCAACGACTTTGCCGTTGACTGTAGGGTTTATGTATAACTCGGCAACGTCTAAGTGGCGTTGCATAGCATCAGCGTAAGGAGAAATGAATGGCGGTTATAACTTTAGAAGATGGGCTAATTAGTGATAGCTTTACAATGGGTGACGCGCCCATGTTCAGTGATGCTCTTGTTATGCCATCGGATCAGTATAACGCACTGACGGCTGACGAAATCGCCGCTATGAAACAACAGCGTTATGATAACTGGCTTGCATTAGTCACTTCGGTTTCACAGGATATGACAACCAATGACTGATAAATATTGGGTTGGTGGGACAGGAACTTGGGATACGACCACAACGACAAATTGGTCTTTGACTTCTGGTGGTGCTGGCGGTGCTGCTGTTCCTACGGCCTCTGACAACGTATTTTTTAACGCTTCTTCAGGAACGCCGAGTACCGTTACGATGACGGGGGCATTGACTTGTCTGTCGTTTACAACCTCCGTAACGGGTTGGACGTTTGCAACAGGAACGACACCAACATTAGCTGTTTCTGGTAGTATGTCTTTAACATCCACGACAACATGGACATCTACGGGAACAATTACATTTAACTCCACCACAACGGGTAACACCATAACAACGGGTGGAACATCTTTTGCTGCGGCCATTACGTTTAATGGTGTCGGTGGCGCATGGTCGTTAGGTAGTGCGTTTACAACTACATTAGGTGTAACATTAACTGCTGGCACATTGGATACAAGCAGTAGTGGGAACTACGCGCTTACCTGTCAATCATTTACCAGTTCTGGGACAGGAACAAGGACGTTAAATTTAAACGCTTCAACCGTAACTTTAAACTCAGGCGGCGGGGGCGGCACAGGAAGTTTCTGGTCAACGTCAGTAATAAACAATTTTACGTTTAATGCTGGAACCAGCAATATTTCTGTTGCGGGTGTAAGCACCAATGGCGCGATGCAATTTAATGACGGGGGTTTAACTTTTTATAATTTCACCATGCAAGTTGGTATGGTTCCCGGATATTCTCAAGTCGGATTAAACTTTGTCAATACCTCCGCTACAAACTTTCACAACCTAACATTGACCGCACCGACGACAGCCACAGCCGCAATGCCTGTACCTATTGCGGCTAACTTTACGGTTTCAAATGCGTTCACTGTAACAGGGGGCGGGTATAACTACAGGATAGTGTTAGATTCTACTACTCCCGGAGCAACCAGAACAATTACTGCTGCTTCTGCATCACTTACGTATGTTGATTTTCAAGACATTACAGGTGCTGGTGCCGCCACTTGGTCAGGAACAAGCCTTGGGAATGCGGGTGGTAATAGCAACATTACGTTCACGGCGGCGAAAACTGTGTATTTTGTTGGCACGACATCAGCTAGTTGGGGTGCAACAACATGGGCAACAAGCAGCGGCGGAGCAACCGCTGTGGCTAATTTTCCCCTGCCTCAAGATACTGTTTATATTGACAACAATAGTTTAAACACTTCTGCCACGTTGACTGTTACTCACTGGTATTTTGGAACAGTTACTTTTGTAAACAGAACAAATGCAATTACACTATCAATTGATTCCGTGCATTTTATTAGCGGTAGTTTTGTATTAAACAGTTCGGTTACTGTTACTACTAATAACAATATGTTGTTTGAAAACCGTGGAACGTACCAGTTAAATACTAACGGAGTATCATTTCCAAGCGGCACTCAAGCAATGATCGTGAACGCAGTTGGTGGAACTGTACAACTTTTAAGTGCTTTTACAACTCTTGGCAATTTTACCCTTACTTACGGAACGCTTGATTGCAACGGATACAATTTTACTTGCGCCAATTTTGGTTCCAGCAACAGTAATACAAGATCAATTCTTTTTGGTTCTGGTACTTTTACAATAACAGGAAGCGGCACAGCAGCTTGGAACACTGGCACTATAACAGGGCTAACAGCCACAGTTTCAACTGCCACAATTTCCATGACCAACACCTCTGCAAAAACTTTTGCTGGCGGAGGAGGAACCTTCCCAACACTAAACCAAGGTGGTGCTGGCACACTAACCATTTCTGGCTCTAATACGTTTAACAATATCAGCAACTCTTATAGCGCCACTGCCGCTACGGCTATTACCTTTACTGCATCTACCACGCAGACGGTTGGTGGGTTTACCGCAACGGGGGCATCAGGCAAAATTTTAACTTTGGCTAGTTCCACGGCTGGTACGTTTAACAGTATCGTGCTGACTGGCGGTGGGAAAGTTAGCGTTGACTATTTGTCCGTAAAAGATAGCCATGTTACACCAGCGACAACAACATGGTATGCTGGTGCAAATAGCACGAACGTCAGCGGCAATACGGGGTGGATATTTACGGTTCCCCCTTCTGGAACCGTTAACAGCGGTTTTTTTATAGTGATGGGCTAACATGGCAAACACATACACATGGGTCGTCAACAGCATGGTATCGTATCCCCAAGCCGAGGGGCTTACGGATGTTGTTTGCACCGTCAACTAGGCATGTAATGCCACTGCTGGCAATGGTAGCCTATATGGCGGCGGCGGCGGGAGAGCCACCGGAGCCACAGCAAGCAGTGGCGCACAAGGCGTTATTGTCATCACCTATACGCCAGCAGCCACCGTAACAGTTAACGGCAACTTTTTGATGTTTATATAACGGGAGGCAAAATGCCATTTAGTTCTGAAAAAGGAGTTGAAGTAATGACGATACAATGGGTTGGCGATTTAAGCATAGAAGATGCTAAAATTCTGCAAGAGGTTGCCGACAAAAAAAACATTGTTGAATTTGGTTGTGGCGGCAGCACTTTAATATTTGCCCAATCGGGAGCCAATTCTATTTTTTCTGTAGAAACTGATGCAGAGTGGATTGCCCTCACAAAAGAAAGGTTAAACGTCCTTGCACAAGCCGCTTCGGTTAATTTCGTACCGTATGATTTTTACAAACCAGAAAATGCGGATATTGTCTTTGTAGATGGAGTAGATCATTTAAGGTTAGATTTTGCTATTAAAATGTGGCCTTACTTATCTCAAGACGGCATTATGCTTTTTCACGACACCAAAAGATTTAAAGATTTTCAAAATGCAGCGTGGATCATGCAAATGTACCATAACGAAATAAGAACTATTGATGTAAACCACCAAAACAGTAACTTGACACTAATACATAAAAAACCACACGCTCCATACGTCAACTGGAATGAAACAGAGGGGAAGCCACAATGGGCATATGGCATTCCGCAAGACATGGAAAGGACAAGGTTATGGCCGATAGAAAATTAAAAATCTGCGTTTACGCCATCAGCAAGAACGAAGCCCATTTCATTCCCCGTTTTTGTGAATCCGCCAAGGATGCTGACCTTGTCCTGATTGCGGACACTGGATCTGATGACGGTTTGCCAGAAGAAGCGGAAAAATACGGCGCACAAATCCATCATATTTCCATTACACCTTGGCGGTTTGATCTGGCCCGTAATGCCGCATTGGCTCTCATTCCCCGTGATTTTGATGTTTGCATCAGTCTGGATATTGATGAAGTTCTTCAGCCCGGTTGGCGGGAAGAAATTGAACGTGTTTGGATGTGGGGCAAAACAACCCGCCTACGCTACATGTTTGATTGGGGTGCGGGGATTGCGTTCTATTACGAAAAAATCCATGCCAAACATGGCTATATGTGGCATCACCCATGCCATGAATATCCAATTGCTGATGGCCGCATAACTGAAGTATGGGCGCAGACGGATATGCTACTGGCTGTTCATATGCCAGACCCTACTAAGAGCCGTGGACAATATATGGATCTTTTGGAACTATCCGTCAAAGAAGATCCTCGCTGCCCTCGTAATGCCTTTTATTATGCTCGTGAACTTAGTTTTCACGGACGTTGGCAGGAAAGCATCGATGCGTGTGAACGGTATCTTAAAATGCCAGAAGCAACGTGGGGCAATGAGCGATGCTATGCTTATCGAGTGATGGGGCGGTGCTACAGCGAACTCAATGATGTTTTAAATGCTGAAAAATGCTTTCAAATGGCGGCATCGGAGGCTCCCAATACACGGGAACCTTGGTGCGAATTAGCCGCCCTTATGTATCGGCAAAGCCGGTGGGAAGAAAGTTTTGCCTATGCAATGCGAACTTTGCGAATCACTGACCGCGCAATGGTATATACTTGTGACCCAGAAGTGTGGCGATATCAGCCGCATGATTATGCCAGCATTGCAGCGTGGCATTTAGGTCTCACAGACATAGCAATTGAACAAGCGACGTTGGCACTTAGCTATGAACCTGATAATGTTCGGTTGAGTAATAACTTGCACTTTGTCTTAGGCAAGAAGGCAGCATAACTATGTCCAATCCTGAAAACTTTGGTAGCGGAATAAAACACCTGATGGATTGGATATCAATCTCAGCGACGATTACGACGCTTTTGGGCTGGCTAACACCACTTGGTGCATTGCTGCCCATTATGTGGTATAGCATTCGCATATACGAAACTGATACCGTTCAGCAGCTCCTAGGACGCAAGAAGGATAATACCGATGTCAACGACGCCTAACCTTGCCCTTAACGAGCCAGCGTACAACAGCCCTATTAGCGTTCCAGGTGATCCAACGTGGAACGTCCCACTAAATTATAATTCAACCATCCTTGACCAGATGTTTGGCAACACGACTGGTGTGTCCGTCAACACAGGAAGTAGCCCAACATACACATTAATTGCAGCACCCAGTGCTACGGCTGCTGGTTCGACATCGCAGGCTATGCGGTTCAATCTAACGGGATTACTGGCCGCAAGTCAAACTGTTCTTCTGCCGCAAAGCGTGGCTGGCATGTGGATTATCAGCAATAACACAACCGGCTCGTTTACGGTTACGATTGGCTCCAACAACGGCAGCAATGTCGCAGCCGGTACGACCGTAGCAGTTCCACAGAGCTATAGCATCCTTGTTTTTTCTGATGGCACAAACGTCAAGAAGGCCGACGACGGCATTATTTCGTCTGGCGCAGTCGCATCGTTTAGCGGCGGCTCGACGGGTCTTACACCATCATCTGCAACGACTGGCGCGGTTACGCTGGCTGGAACGCTAACTGTTGCAAATGGTGGAACAGGTGCCGCGACACTTACTGCAAACAATGTTCTTTTGGGAAATGGAACTGGTGCTTTGCAGGTCGTTGCCCCCGGCACATCTGGCAACATATTAACCAGCAATGGTACGACTTGGACTTCTGCTGCATCGGGCGGCTTGGGTAACACAAGTCAAGCGTATACATCTGTTGTTGGTTCAAGGTCGTTAGCGACATCGTATACAAATTCCACATCAAGCCCCATTCACGTTATTATAACGGCCAGCAGTTCCTCTGCCATTAACTTCTCACTGTTGGCTTCTGTTAATTCTGGAACAGCTTTTACGTTTGCCGCAGCAGTAGCTAATACTTTTGCTTGCGGTTCGTTTATTGTCCCTCCTGGGCAAACTTATAACGTAACAGCATCTCCTTCAACGGGTGTTACAACGCCTTCATGGGTGGAACTTCGTTAATGCAATTTGAATGGACGTTTCCGCAGTTTATCGTATCGCCGACATACGACGGCCTGACCAACGTGGTCACGGCGGTGAACTGGGTATGTACTGGAACAGATGGCACGATCTCGTCATCAGCATCTGGCACCGTTAAGCTTGGAACGCCTAATCCTGCTGAGTTTGTGCCATATGCCGACATCACCTATGATATGGCCTATGCTTGGGTCGCTGGTTGCATTAGCATACCAGCGGTTGAAAACCAGATTTCGCAACAGATAACGCAGCTATCGCAGCCTGTTTTGCAAACGCAAGCAGCACCGTTCTAAGAGGGTATCATGCCATTTGGTATTGAAGACGCGATCAGCGCAGGCCTGCAGATCGTCAACAAATTCATTCCCGACCCAAATCAACGGGCGGAGGCTGAGACTGCTCTCCGATCTTCCCTACAGGGTTGGGATGCACAACAGACACAGGTGAACGCAAATGAAGCACAATCGTCTTCTATTTTTGTTAGTGGCTGGCGGCCTGCTATTGGGTGGGTTGGCGCACTTGGCCTCGCATACCAATACCTTCTGCGTCCAATCGCCGTTGGGGCGGGGTGGCATGATTTGCCTACTTTGGATCAGTCCCTTATGGAATTAGTCACCGCCATGCTTGGTATGGCTGGTTTGCGTACTTATGAAAAGACGTTGGGCGTCCATGCAAAGTAACTGGCAACCCTGCTTCGTACTCATCCTTCAAAACGAGGGCGGGTATGTTGACAATCCCAAAGACCCCGGCGGCGCAACCAATCTAGGCTGCACCAAGGCGGCTTGGGAGCAGTATGTTGGCCACGCAGTGACGAAAGACGATATTGCAGCTTTGACGCCCGAAGATGTAGAACCGCTCTATCGCAGCAAGTATTGGGATGCTATAAGTGGCGACGATCTCCCAGTGGGGGTGGATTATGCCGTCTTCGATTTTGCCATCAATTCGGGGCCGTCCCGCGCAGCGGAAGCCCTTCAAGCGGTTCTCGGTGTTAATGCGGACGGAAAAATCGGGGCCGATACACTTGGTGCTCTTGAAGCGGCAAACCCTCGTGATGTTGTTACGTCCGTCTGCGAAGCCCGATTAGCTTTTTTGCAAAGTCTTGCTACCTATGATACCTTTGGCAAGGGCTGGTCTAAACGCGTTTCGGAAGTCGAGCGAATTGCTTTTAACTTGGCCAGGTAGTCATGGATTACAACACTTACATTCAGCAGATAGCTACGATGGCGGTAGTTCCGGTAGCGGACGCCAACTATCAGATTATTCTGCCTCAAATGATCTCATATGCCGAGTTGCGGATGCAGCGCGACATCGATTTTCTGTCAACCCAGATTAGCACGACCGCATACTCGTTCACGGCAAACAACAACACGCTGACGGTTCCGCAGTCGCAGTTTGTCACGACCGAAACACTGGAAGTAATCGATAATAGCGGAAATTCATCACCGCTCCTGCCGGTAACGAAGGAATACATTCAGAACGTGTATGGCAGCGGTACGACCGCAGGCCTTCCTGTGTACTACGCTGAATATGGCGGCGATGCGGCCACAACTGGCTTTACATCGCAACTTATAACCGTTGGACCTAAGCCCGATTCGGCATATCAAGTGCGTCTGACGGGAACCGTTCGGTCGGCCCCATTGTCGAGCATGAATACGCAGACCTATATCTCAACCAATCTACCGGACATGATGATCATGGCATCCATGATCTACATTTCGGCATACCAGCGCAATTTTGGTCGCCAGTCTGATGATCCGCAAATGGCCCAAAGCTACGAGAACCAATATCAAGCCCTTCTACGGTCGGCCATGGTCGAAGAAAACCGCAAGAAGTACGAGGCTTCGGCTTGGTCATCCTACTCCCCTGCGCCTGCCGCAACGCCGATTAGGGTATAATACATGCCTCATAATACGATTAAGCTTACGCCGGGCGTTGAAACCAATACCACATTGGCATTGAACGAGGCTGCTTATTCATCTTCTGCATTAATTCGTTTTTTACCTGAGCGTATGGGCCTTGGATTAGCTCAAAAGCTTGGCGGGTGGAAAACTTATATTAACTCTCAAATTCCATCAAGTATTCGTGCATTAAAAGGTTGGTCAGATTTAAATTTCAACAATTTATTAGCAATTGGTGCTGAATCTTCATTATCTGTATCGATAAATGGTGGTTCTCCACTAACTCCTATTACCCCACAAACAACTGTTACAAACCCAACCCCAAATTTTTCAACGACGTCTGGTTCCAACTTGGTAACCATCGTCGATGCCGGAATAACCGCGTCAACGCTGGACTTTGTAGAATTCATAACTCCCGTCTCAGTGGGTGGGCTTATTCTTACTGGGCCATATGCCATTTTTTCGGCATCTGGGACTACTTATTCAATTTTAGCATCCTCGCTGGCCACGGCGACTGTTTCCGGTGGTGGTGCATCGTATGCGTTTTCTACAACAAGCGGATCGTCAATCATTTCCACGACATTCAACAATCATGGCTATAATGTCGGCAATAGCTTCTACGTCGGAGTTGCGACAACTTTGGGCGGATTGACACTATCCGGCCTTTACACGGTCTTGACGGTGCCGACGGTTAACACGTTCACCTTTTCCGCTGCGAATACGGCCACATCTACGGCTGGCCCTGTTTTTATTAATTCTAGTAACATTAAATCAACTTTTTATATTGCTTTGGGGCCTCAGCCAACGGGGACTGGTTTTGGTGTTGGCGGTTACGGTAGTGGTGGGTTCGGTGTTGGAACAACACAACCATCCGTTCCTGGAACGCCTATTACTGCAACTGATTGGACTCTTGATAATTTTGGTCAAGATTTAGTTGCATGTCCGGCGGGGGGTGCGATCTATTACTGGCAACCCGGCGGACAGTTGCAAAACGCGCAGATCGTCGGCGGTAATGGGCCACTGGTAAATAGCGGCATCTTCGTTGCCATGCCAGAACGCCAAATTATTGCATATGGGTCATCGTTCACGCTTTCGCCTGACCCTCTTCTTGTTCGTTGGTGCGACATCAATGATTTTACAAGTTGGGTTGCTACAACGACAAACCAAGCTGGTTCGTATCGCATTCCAACTGGATCCAAAATTGTCACGGGCGTTCAGGCATCCCAACAGGGTTTGCTTTGGACCGATCTTGATATGTGGGCAATGCAATATGTTGGCCTTCCATTTGTATATGGTTTCAACAAAGTTGCATCTAACTGCGGTGCGATTTCAAGACACTGCGTCGGCCAATTAAATGGCGTCATTTATTGGATGTCGCAAAAGCAATTTTTCATGTCCGGCGGCACTGGTGCGCAATCTATTCCATGCCCAGTTTGGGACGTTATCTTTCAAAATATCAACACCTCGTATCTTTACAAGGTTGCCTGCGGTGTTAACTCGCAGTTTAATGAAGTAACTTGGTACTATCCATCGGCAAGTTCGACGGAGAATGACTCCTATGTTAAATACAATACGGTTCTCCAACAGTGGGATTATGGCTCTCTTGGTCGTACTGCTTGGATTGATCAATCTGTGCTTGGGTCTCCCATTGGTGCTGGGTCTGATAATTACCTATATCAGCACGAGGTAGGCAATGATGCTGCATATAATGGCATTAATGGCCAAGCTATGCTATCTTCGTTTCAAACTGGCTTCTTCCAGCTCAACGATGCCGATGATCTGATCTTCATTGATCAAATTTGGCCGGACATGAAATGGGGTACATACAGCGGTTCGCAGAACGCCACGGTGCAGATCACATTCTACGTGACCAATTATCCCGGCGATGCAGTAACGGCCTATGGCCCCTATAATATGACGCAGGCAACGGAGTATATCTCCGTCCGCATCCGAGCCCGTCTGATGTCCATTGCCGTGTCGTCTAGCGACGTGGGGACCTTCTGGCGTCTGGGCGCTATCAGGTATCGGTTCCAAACGGATGGGAAATTCTAATGGCTAGTTTAGACGATATTCTTACCGTACAAAAAAATGCTGTCGTTGCATTAAACAATATATCGCAACAACTTTCTGTTTCAGGAACAGGCACGGTAAACTCAGGCATAAGTGGCCAATTGGCATATTATTCTGCTACCGGCTCTGCGGTTTCTGGAAACTCTAATGTTACAATTTCATCCGCAGCATTGACACTTGGTGTTACTGGAACCGCAACCGGTAGTTTAATTTTTTCAGGCGCAACATCTGGAAAAGTAACAATTAAATCGGCGGATACAGCTGGTTCATGGTCATTAACCCTTCCAACAAACTCTGGAACAAATGGCTATGTTCTTCAAACAGATGGTTCTGGCGTAACTTCTTGGACACCCAATACAACGGGCGGAGGTACGGTTAGTACGGGTACAGCAGGTCAGTTAGCATATTATTCTGCTACGGGGTCTACTGTTTCTGGAAATCCCAATGTTACAATTTCATCCGCAGCCTTGACGCTTGGGGTTGCGGGAACAGCAACAGGTAGTTTGCTTTTGTCCGGCGCGTCATCTGGTGTTGTAACAGTTAAACCGTCTTCAGCGGCAGGAACATGGTCGCTTACTTTGCCCACAAGCGCAGGAACAAATGGGTACGTCCTTCAAACAGATGGTTCTGGTGTAACTTCTTGGACGCCTAATATAACGGGCAGTGGAACGGTCACAAGTGTTGGTCTTAGTTTTTCAACGGGTGCTGCTAATATCCTATCTAATTCTGGAGCAGCATCTCCAATTACTGGTGCTGGAACATATACGTTGGCAGTTTCGGGTACATCTGGCGGCATCCCTTATTTTAGTTCTACAACAGCATGGTCTTCTTCAGCTTTGTTAGCTGCTAGTGCTCTCATGATTGGTGGTGGGCCAGGAATAGCTCCTTCCACAATTACGACTGGAACAGGTGTTCTAACGGCGCTTGGAAATTCGGTAAATAGTTCCGGAGGAATAGCCACATCTGTTCCTTATGTGGACGTAAGAAATTTTGGTTATGTTGCTGATGGTTCTACAAACAATTACACTGCTGTTGTTAATGCAATAGCCAGTCTTCCAACTACTGGCGGCGCTATTTATTTCCCCCCAGGAATTGGAATTATTAACTCAGTTTTAACGATTAATTACCCATCTTCTGGCAATTATGCGTTGTCATTTATTGGCGCGGGGTCTGAAGTTTCCATATTACAATTTAATGGATGCAACGGTTTTAACGTCACTGTAAACGGGTCAAAACAATATATACATTTTTCAGGCTTGACTCTTTCCACAAATAATTCAGCGGGTACTTATACGGGTATAACTTTAACAAATACCGTAGAATTGGATTTTGCTGGGCAAAACAATTTGAACGACATCACTTTGCGTGGAAGTGTAATTTTTACCAATTATTGGGGAACAGGAATCAGCGTTGCTGGCTTATCTAACATTAACTTTGATGGCGTTGATGTTTATGGAACAACAGCTGGGACAGTTGGAACGGGCATTTCACTTTATGGATACCCGTCTGGCGCTTTGAAATTTGGAGTTATTTATAATATCACTAAATGTAACCTTCAAAATATCGGCGTTGGACTTTATTACGGCACAGATGTTCAAGGTGTAACTGTTACACAAACAAATATTGTTAATGGTGGAACTGGTATTAAAGTAGGAACTGATGCAACTGGGGAAACCCAATTGCTTGTTTCTGGTTGCAATTTTAATACCCAATACAATCAAATAGAAATTGATCATCAAGTTGCTACTACGCAAATTATTGGAAATAGTTTTTATATTGCGTCAGGATATTATGGCGTATTATTCAATACTACAAGCAGTAGTAGTTATGGTAATATTGTTGCAGATAATTCTTTCTATGCTCTTACAGCTTTTGCAGGAACTGGAGTTTCAATAAAAGCGTCTAATTGGGTTGGCGTATACGGAAATTATTTTGGATTTTTGGCAACAGGCGTTGATTTGGTTGGAACTAGCACTGCCAACGTGCAATCTAACCAATATAATGGTAACACTGTAACAGTCGCTAATATTGGTTCCAATAGCGTTGGTGTAGCAACACAATAAGGATAGTTTGTCATGCCACTAGCACATGGAAAATCACAAAAAACGATCAGCTCCAATATTAGTGAGATGATCCATGCCGGTCATCCGCAGAATCAGGCGATTGCCGCTGCCTTCAATACGGCTCGGCATTCGCGTCTCGCTGGTGGTGGCATGGGGGAACAGATTGCCTTAGGTCTTGGTGCACCTAGGCATCAGGTGCATGTGGGCCCGATCCATAGCCCCGTGGCTGGCCGCACTGATCATCTACCAATGAACGTGCCGTCGGGGTCATATGTGATCCCTGCCGATATCATTGGTGCGATGGGCGAAGGCAATACGATGGCTGGCTTCAAGATCGCCAAGCGTATGTTTTCGTCAAAGCCATATATGGAACATGGTGCCACGCCCTACGGGGCTGGCAATGCGCCCTACAATAGCCCCAAGGCTCCGTATAATGCTTCCGGCATGCCATATAGCAACAGTGCCGGTCCATACGGCTCAAAGCTTGCCACGGGCGGAGCAGCACCGGTCGAGATCGTTGCAGCCGGTGGCGAATATGTTATTGAACCAGACGACGTCACCCGCATTGGTGGTGGGGACATTGACCACGGCCACGAAATCCTTGACCACTTCGTGACCGGATATCGTAAAAAGACAATCGATACATTGAAGAAACTCCCTGGCCCAAAGAGAGATTAAATGGAACCTACAATTCGACTTGGAACACCCGCCGACGAGGCCGCCGTGCTAAAGCTGGCGCTAGATGCGTGGGAAGAAAATGGCATCAAGGACGTTAACCCACAGAAGATGCTAGGCATGATCAAGCCTGCTCTTTATTTGTGGCAGGGGCTGGTCGGCATCATCGGCGAACCGGGCGAAAAGATTGAAGGCGCAGTCCTTTTAC